GAGGACTTGGGCCTTGCCTTTGTCGATCAAATACAGTTTCTTCTCATGGCCCGAGTAGATCATGAGTCCGCCCGCGAATAGCGCGAGGATTGCGATGATGGCGATGAGGACTTGGGTCGTTTTGGTCATGTGCTCGCCTGATACTCGACGTGGCCGTAATCCAATAATCGCGTGAACCTGCCGCCCCAACGAAGCCCGACGCCTTCCGCTAATTCTCCAAACTTCTGATAGTCCATGCCTTCCCAGGCCACGGTCCCGTCCGCCCGGACGATGAAGTAATCCTTGGCGAGCCGGTCCTGGTGCATCGTCCGATGGAGCCGCGGGTCGATCTCGCTACGCCCGGCAAGGAAATGCGCGAGCTCTTCATCGAGGGTTGCGATGTAGCGGTAGCAGACGACGCTGATATCGTTGATCTGGCAGGCGAGGACGAACCGCGCTGACGCACGCTCGAAGCGGATTTGCTTCTCCGTTATGGAAAGGGAAAGAGGGGCGGGAGTTAGCAAAAATCTAGACTCCCGCCCGCGAATGGAGGAAATCATGAAAGAAGGAGGGATACCGCACGGCCGCAATATCGGGTATTTAAATCTAAAAGTCAAGTAAAACTTTGAATTATCTTTTGACCCTGGAAAAGCATTGAAATTTCGAGTTCGTCCCATTCAGCACGCGGCACCTTTTCCGGCACGTCAGGCATAGCCGCTGATAGCCCTCGCGACGTCGCACTTGGCTGAGAAAGCTCCCCATGAAGGTTGACGCCGATGATCCCCATGCGGGGATGGCATTGCTCATGCCATCGTCTCCCTCACCCTAATTCCCCGCCGCGGCGTGTTCGCGCCCCTCTCCATCCGATACGCATAGCCCAGGTCGTCGTTCGCCGCGTCCTGGCATTGGGGCGAGCAGAAGTATTTGTTGAACGGCCCGGCGGGGACGAACAGCTTTCGGCACCCCGCACGCTGGCAGACGCGCTCCGGTTGCGCTGGGTCCGGACCGCCCCATTTGTCGATGCTCGAGTCGGCCTTGGCCCTGCGGCTTATGTCCGCGGCCCTCCGGTGGATGAGACATAGACCGCTCTCGTTGCGATTGCGGACCTTGGCGGTGCATCCATCTTCCCCGCACGTCCGCGTCATGGTGCGGAGCGTAGCGGCGCGTGAGGCGCAGGGCTTGCACAGCCCGGTTTTCGTCGGCCTCATCAACGCCGCTCCGCAGGTGGTGCAAAATGCGAAGGTATGCTTAGTTTTCATGTTTCCCTCCATGCCGGGACGGGCCGCGATTGACCCGCCCCGGCGTGTCTCCGTCAGGCCTTCGGATTCGCGGCGGCAGCGTCCGCCACGGCTTTCTTGTCCGTGTAGATTCCGCTGGCCCTGAGGAACGCCCAAAGCGCACAGGCCGCGAACGTCCCCCAGCCGAACGTCTTGGTGACGAGCAAGAGATACCCCGCCGTCACCGCCGAGACCTCGACCGCGGTCAAGATCATGGCCTTCACGCCCCCGACGATCCCCAGCTGCTTTTTGAGCCAGTTGACGATCGCCGTCGCGGTTTCGCCGTTGATGATGGCGAGCACCGCCGTCAGAAGAACCAAAGTTTCGGGTGTCATGAACACTCTCCGTTATTCCCTAGCGGCGGGGCCGCTTGCGGGTGTGAACTTAAAAGTTACCGTTTCGTGGATGAGGAGCGATTTGATCTTTTTTATCTTCGCAATTTCGGAAAGGTTGTCGATGTCCACCTTGACGCCATTGACCCAAACGGCGTCGATTGACTGAACGCGCTGAGCCCCCAAAAGGCCGAACACCTCAGGCGGGAGAGGACATGAGCGGGGTTTACTTTTCTTTTTCATGTTCGATTTCCGTATACTCAATTTCCACGCGCTCGCTGTCCGCGTCGCACTTAACTTGCTCCGGCCACGGCTTGAGCTCCAGCCAGACCGGGGAATCGTTGCGAAGATATCCAGCGTCTCGCATCCCATCGAAAAGCGGCTTTAGTCCAGAGACCGCATTGTCGGGGTCGTATCTCCGGCCGGCGCGGAACACCTTGATGCCGAGCCTCACCTTTCCGATCTGTTCCTTTGGCCGGGAGTCGAATCCGCACAGCTGCGCCTCCATGCGGAACGTCCACCCGAACCGCTTGCGGAGCCTCGCCTTCGCGCCGAAGTGGAGCCGAGAATAGACCGACCCAGATGGCGGGAGGGTCAAGAGCGTGATCTTCATTCGCCGTCCCTCCGCAGCTTGACGAGCGGGACGCGGGTCAGCCCGGACTCCGCATCGCTCGCCATGCCCGCTGCGGCGCACGCGGCCCATACGATGACGAGAAACGCGCCGACGATCATGCCGCTGATGAAGGCAAGGAAGTGTGTCATAGCGGTAATTCTCCCTGTCTGAGATCCGGATACGCGTTGAGTATCGCGGCCTTCCGCTTCGCCGCGCCGCTGATGTAGCCGTTGAGCGAGTTCACGCACGCGCCGACCTCGCGACGGCGGATATCGGCGTCGGGGGACGGGAGGAAGTACCCGCCCGGTTGAGCCGTGCAAAAGCATATCTGCGGACGTTGCGACTCGATGATCCCGCGCAGGACACGCTCTCCGACGACAATTCCGTCATCGTAGAGGGCGCGGTTGACCTGATACTTGAGCGCGGCGAATTTCAGCGCGCTCTCCCGGCCTATGTGGGACTTCATGACCGTGTCAAGCGCTTCGAGGATGGCGGGGGTGAGGTCATTCATGGCCGTCTCCCGCGCCTGTCCCACCTCCAGAAGAGCCGGAATTCGAGGGCGATGACGACGGCGCAGACGATGAGCGCGATATGCCAGAGGTGCAATGTGATTGTCATTTCTCCGCTCCTTTCGCCTTCTCCGCGATGGCGTCGTATTTGGCGAGCGCGTGTTGTGCTCGATTCCGCGCCCAGCTGCGAAATTCCTCTGCGTCCAAGAAATTGGTGTGCTTGGCGCTCGAAATGTTCCTGAGTTCCTCCACAACCGCGACCAGCGCCTCGGCGCGAGATTGGGCTTGCTTGATTTCGCTATCCCGAACCGTGTCAACGTATCGCTCTAGGCCAAAGTTTGTAGCCTCGTCCACCGGAACCAGCAGGAGCGTCTTCAAGGCTTCACCGAAACGCCGCACGGCATGAGTAGTTTCTTTAACTGACCAATAGCCTCGTCCTTGGTTTCGACGCACAGGATGTCCCATAGGGCTTCTTCGCTGACCACGGCCACGGGCGCGGGGGAGGCGGCGGGTTCAGCGGTTCCCCTGATGTCTAGCGTTATGGGGTTCCCCTCGTAGTCGATGGCGTTAGCCTCTTTCCCTCCGAGGACGAACTTGAGCGTAGCTTTTGAAATCTGGACTTCGGGGGATTCGGGAAGGGGGCAGAAGGATGGAATAGTTCCCTGTCCCAAAAAAGACCTGTTCTCCTTTTGGCACCATTCTCCGGGGCTGGAAAACGGGCAATCCCCACACGCCTCAATCGTAATCTGTCTGCTCATGGCTTCCTCCTTGCCTCGATCTCGCGGACGCGCAGGATGGCGCGGCACAATTTCACGACTCCCCAATTCGTTTGCCCTTTGAAATTTCCAATGAGGGACACAAGTTCAATTTCCCTCATCGACCCAGCCGCCCGAATCATCGCGGAAATTGCGCGGAGTTCGCGTAATTCTGCGCGCATAATTCCCGTGTTCCTTCGGCGTGTCTTTTCGTAAGTTGGCCTCATCTCAGGGGTAGACAAGAAATCTATGCCACGCTCAGTCGATGCTATCGTTCGCCCAATCGAAATAAGCGCCTCATCCCCGAACCTGCGCTTCATGTTCGCTCCTGCGCGAGGGCGGCAAGGCATTTGCGGAGTCTCTTGGTATTCAGTATTCTAGAATCCATCCCCATGATGTCGATGGAATTAAGCACGACTTCCGCCTCATCGACCAGCGCATCAACCTTCGGCTGATTGGAGACGAGTTCGCGGAGGGCGGTGAGGGCTACGCCGTCTTTCTCCGTGATTGAGAATTGCATCGGCTTCAAGGCGGCCCTGTTCTGGTAACGCAATAAACCATCGACCCCTCTCAGGAAATCCAGCAGTTCCCCCGCGTCAGGCTTCATGGTCATTCTCCTATCGGCGAAATGCGGACCTTGACGAGCCCGGCGTCCAGCATCCCGATTGACTTCGCGGCGGCGAAGCTCAGGTCGATCATCCGACCAGACACATTCGGCCCATCGTCCGTCACGGTGACGATAACGCTCGCTCCCGTGTCCATTCGGCGAACGATCCACCGAGATCCAAACGGTAGCCTTTTCGCGGCGGCGGTCATTTCGTTCATGTCAAACCGCTTGCCATTTGCCCCGATGCGCCCATGTTCACCGCCCGTTCCATACCAGGATGCGAGCCCGACATAGGCCATACTCTCGCTGAGCGCGATCAGGCGGTCGGTCATGGCGGCGAGGTTCGCGTCAAGCGCGGCGACGTCCAGCGCGTTCCGCTCGATGAGCGGCGCGAGCTCCATGCGGGCCACACCTTCGCCGATGTTTTCGCCGAACCACAGGCCCAGGACGAGGCCCGTGAGAAGCGCCCCGAGGATGGCGGCGCATACGATCATGGTGTTCTTCGCGTTCATGTCATTCCCCCTTACAATTTCGCCTTATACTTGAAATCTAGATATTCCTTCCACCGCTCGGACCGAAGGAACGTTGCCGGATACATTGGTGCCTGCTCGAATCCCTTGTCGACCCGCTGATGTTTGAGAAAATCCATATATCCATTGAACGCCTTGGCGATCGTTTCCACCGGAACCGTCCTCCGCAAAACATTGAATGCCTTGAGAGCGTCGGGCTTGTTCCGCTTCTCGGGATACGCATCCCAAAATTCCCGGAAAGCATCGTCGGAGCCTTGGAACATAGGTTCCTTTTTGATACCGTCACGGTTCTTTTTTGAAACCGTCGCCATTTCTTCTATCAGTTCTTCAAAGCCCGGTAAGGCAAGACTTTCCACCGACGGTTCCTTTTTGATACCGTCAACGTCATCCCGACGGTTCCTTTTCGGAACTGTATTTATATATCTACCAGACCCCATCATCGAATCACCCAAGCAGGGAATCGAATCTTCCGGTGAGTCGGTAGGAGTTCTTGAATCGGAACAGACCCCCGATTTTCGTTCTTTCGATCCATCCCGATACCTCCAATTCTGAAAACGCCCGAGAGATGACCGAATGGCTTTGGAGACCCTTAACCCCCTTCGCCATAATCTCAGAATAATGGAGCAAAATTTGCCCATTATTGACGCCGTTGAATTTTGACTTAAGGAGAAGGTAAATGTCTCGCGATCCGGGATGAAGCCCATGCCATTCTTTTCCGTTAAGAATGACGTCCCGCCCCATTCTAACGAAGGGGGCGTGGCTAACATCGCGTTTACCCTTTTTCAATTGAAACCCGCAAAATAAAAACCCGACGCTGAGCTTCCTGGTGCATACCTATCCTCGGGATGAGGAAAAAGGACAGTCCTCTGGCGTCGGGTTCTTGATTATGCAGTTTCATTTTCGGTATGCACATAGAATATAATACGCTTTTCTGTCATATTGTAAAGCGATAAAAAATCCCCTATTCTTCCAGCTGGCGGTCGATGTCAATGATGTCAATGGCATGGGCCAACATCATCAGTTGAGCCTTGATTTGTCTCCGATCTTCGGCCGATTCCAAGATTTTCCTTGCCTGTAGGAGCGGTCTCTTTTCGACGGCGGCAATTCCTACAAGCGTCCGGAGAGAGGATACAACCCACTCCACGGCGTCCTTGACCAATTTGGCCCGAGCCTCGTCCGTTACCTTGTCGGCATAAAGTATGCCCTCCCTTGTCGGGAGCATGGGCTCACCTTCTCCGCGAAGAGTATTGAGTCTTTTCCCGATCGTCTTTTTGCAAACACCAAATTCGTCGGCGATGTTTGCGACCGTAACGGCGTTACCGTTTTCCTTGAGAAAGTCTTTTACTTGACCCGGTTGAACCTTCAGATTTCGTCCCATTGAAAACCTCCAATCGTTTAATTATCAAAAGCGCGACGGCTTTGATTTGAAGAAAATCCCTTTCCTTGAATTCATGCGGCGGGGTTGCGGGAATGAGCCGGAGAGCATCTTCGAGTTTTGAATAGTAGAGATAGGCGTCGGCGGCCATTTCCATGTTGGTCTTTTCCCGTGTCCCCTTTACCCGCTCCAATTCCCGCTTGTAGGCGATCTTGTTGAGGACGGCTGTCTTGGTCGGAATGTCCTCGTTTTCCTCGGCCTCGCGGATGACCTCGGCGACCTCGGCGGGGTGGGAATGGATTTCCTCGGCCCGCTTCAATTGAGTGTGGGTCATGCCGAGACGTTCATGCTTAGGTCGCTCGCCCGAAGGCGGCCTCCGACCTTTCACGATCGGGGCTTGTACCTGCGGAGTTTTCGCCGCCAACTCCCCGATCTTGGCCTCGATCATCAGAAGCGCCCGCCCCGCGTCCTGGCCATCACGGAGCCGCGATTCCTTTTCTTCCAGCGAAAGCGGGAGGCTGTCCAGGTGCTTCATCAATCCCCGATAGGCGTTGACGGCAACCTCCCCCATGAACCGCATCGGCAGAAGGTCTGCCAGAGGACGCTCCAAAAAGTGAGGCTGGCACTTTATGAGCGATTGAAAAACGTTCACCTTGTCCTCGTTCATTTCATCCTCCTTGTAAAATAAAAAACCCCCGTCGCCGTCTTTGTCCGAGTGACGAGCAGGGAACAGCCGTTAGGCAGACGACGACAGGGGTTATGTTTGACGTTTTGCATTGAGCCGTTTCCTACTCGTCACGCCCATAATCTACTCCGAATCCCGGCCCGTGTCAATACCCTTTTGAAAAGAAATGGCCGGAGCCGCCATGACGACAGCCCCGGCCGTGAACGCCGAGCCATTGGTGGGAGTCAGCAGGGGGCGGCGCGGCGTGGTGGGCATGGGTAAATCCTAAAAGGGAACATCCCCATCGGACGGATCGGGGACTTCGGCCACGTCGATATGCGGCACGATCCCGTAGAGTCGGGCGTAGGTTTTGGTCGGATCGTTCTTGTCGGCCTCGTGCTTGATGTCGCCGTCGATAACCGACTCGGCCATCTCGATATCCTTCCCGTGTTCGACCCCGAGGACTTCGCAGAGCTTCGCATAGCGGGTATCCCAAACGGGGATCCCCTCGATGTGCCGGAACTCTCCTTTTTCGTTCAGCCCGGACAGGTAGAGAATGACCTTGATCCCTTCTTTCTGTCCGTCCTTCCCGTTGTAGGTGAACTTGCGAAACTCCGGCTCTTTGTTGAGCCGAAAGGTGTAGTGACCTTCGGGGATGAGTTTGTTTTCCGGTTCGGGCCATTTCATGATTTCTTCTCCTTCTTCCCGACCTTGACGGCTTCGGGGACAACGGTCATGGTGGACGCGGCCGGCACGTCGGTTGACGGGGCGAAGGCCGCAGCGACCTTGCCCTGGAGGATTTCCAGTCCGATGGCCAAGCGGTCATTCTTGAACAGCGTCGAAATCTCGGTCCAGGAATTCGTCCCGAATACTTCCTCCATGAGCTTGACGCGATCGGCCTTGTCTTTTTCGGTTTGGGCCGGGAACAGCTTCTTGATCTCATTGGCGATCTTCTCGCAGAGGATCTCTTTGTTGAGCGCCCGCTTCTCGCCCATGTTCGGATCGTCGAACATCCCGACGCTTGAGCGATCTGGTTCCAGGGCCTTGTGTTCGCCGCCCAAATTCAGCATTTGGATATGCGGAAGGAACGTCTCGAAAGTTGGATCTTCAAAGATTCGGCCATTGATAACGTCGAATCGATCCCCCTTGACATAAGCGCGATGGAGGATGGAGCCGCCGAATTTCGCTTCGGTTTGGACGGATTCCATTTCAACCAAAAGACTCGGCTCATACCCGAGTTCTTTTTCCGTGCGCATACGTGTCCCGGTCTTGCGGAGTTCCTTGACTCCGTTCTCATCGGTAACGTCTTCCCACTTGTCCCCGGCTCGTCCACAAACGATTATATGGAGCCTTGAGCCGATGTACTTTGTGGTGAACTCCCGCCACATGGCCTTGATCGGAATCCAGTCCCCGAGGGATAGCCTTGTTTTGTTGTGTTGTTTCTGATAGGCGTTCATCAGCTCATCCCAAGGATGGGTGATGGAATCGACCAAAAGCGCGAAGCATGATTTCTCGGCTTCGTCCGTGATCGCCAACAGGTCTTTGAAAGACCGCGTCTTGGCGACGAGAAGCGGAATCCCGGACTCCCTGAAGCGATGCTGGACGTAGTCGCTTCCGGTTTCCGTGTCCATGAACGCTATCGGCTTATCCGATTTCATGAACTTGTGAAAACCGATAAGAACGGAAGCGGAGGTGAACGTCTTCCCCGACTTCGCGTCTCCGTAAATGCCCATTTTGAGAAATGCCGCCTCGGGCTTGGCGGGTTGAAGTAAACTCATGATATTCATTTCCTCCTTCTGGAAATATTAGCCGTTGAATCCGTTGGCGAGTTCATCGAGCTTTTCGTTGATCGTCTCGTCGATGGCCTTGTTGGCCATGATGCGTTTGGCGAGGATGGCCCCAACCTTTTCAAATACGGGCGATTCCCCGTCGACCTTCACGCCCTCGAGCTCATAGCCTTCGACGTATGCCCGGCGCCGAACGTCGTCATAGGCGATTGACGTTGAGGCCGCGGTGAACGTCACAACCTTGTCGCCCATGCCGGGAACGTCGTCGCGGGTGAACTCGGCGCTGACGGTTGCGGCGTGCGCGGCGCGGATCGCGCGGGCGTTCACGACTTGGCCTCAAGGACCGTGATTTCGTTTGTCTCAAAATCAATTTCTATAATTGATTTACAGGACGGGCATTCCCGCTTCTTTTGCCTGGGGGCGACGGTCTCCCACCAACGCGCATCGTTGTAACCGATCCATTTTAGGGGAGTAAACGTAATCCTTTCTCCCGGTTTTTTGAAACAGACGGGACAAAAGACTTCCCAATACATGTCGTTTGATAACTGTTGAAACCTAGCCATTTTCTTTGTTTCGTTCACGACTTGGCCTTGCTCGCCTGGTTCGCCACGAACGAGGCCACCGCCACGGCCCGGCAATGCAACCCGATGATGTCGTTGAATATCGGCTCAACCTTCGCGCTCGGCTCCGGCATGGTAATGTCGAGCGGATTGACGCCCTTGCGCGACTTCAAGGCCTCGGCGTGGTTGTCGTCTCTGTCGGGCTTCATGGTTACGCTCCCTTTTTGTCGGGGAAGTTCTCGGCTGCCTCGAGGACACGGATAGCCGATTCGATGCAGGCAATGTCGGCCCCTAGGCCGGCGACATGGAGCTTCGCTTGCGCGACGTAGCCCTCGTGCTGATGAAGGTCGGACGTCGCATTTGCCAGCCAGGCCCGATTCCTCTTAATGTCCTCCCTGAGTCCCGAGATAACGCTATTCATGATTCAATCCTCCTTTTCGATATCGGCTTCGTCCGGCTTGGCCCCGCAATAGGTGCAGCCGAACCGGACGAGATACGTCAGTCCGCAAACTTGGCATCTCTTGGCGATGTCGTCAGGCGCGCTGAGGTAGTGGACGTCGATGTCGGTCATTTCGTCCCCGCGAGAATTTGGTCCACCTTCGCCTCGATCCGCGTCAGCGTCGCCCGGATGTCGGATGGGACTTTGTGTTTGCGCTTTAAGCGGTCAACTTCCTTCCGACAACGGTCGGAACAGAAAACGTGCCAGGAGCGCTTCTGCGCGAACGGTTGACCGCAGGCGCCCGGAAGGGCGGGGGAGCCCTCGATAACCCCGCACAACGCGTCCCCGATCATTTCCCCGGGCATTGTGGCGACGGGCGCGGGGGTCATTGGGAGATTCCGGCCAGGAAGTCGTCCAACGGCCTTGACGCGAGCGGCGAAACTCGGCACGTCGGACGCTCCATCCAATAGGCGATAGTCCGTCCCGTTACGCCGATTTCCCGGGCGACGGATTCGAGGCGGACGCCGTTGGAATTGATATACGCCCGGAGTTTGACAAGGCGGGGGTCGATTCGTTTTCTCATTTCTGCCACCAGCCTTCTACCATCTTTTTCCGGGCCGCTTCGATCCGGGCGATGCAGGACAGGGCGTGCTTATCGGCGTGGGCGCGTAACGCCTCCGGGCCGTCGGCGATAAGGCGGGCCATGAACACCCGATTGCCATTCGTCCTTTTGGCCAGGGTGTTGATCGTTTTGATTAGCTTGCGGTCTATCATGTTCGGCTCCTTTTGTCCTTTATCCTCTCCTATAATATACCCCCGTTTTGAAAAGTCAAGCGAATTTTCAATTTATTTTCAGAAAAGTATTGACACCGGCAAAACCTTAATATAAGGTAGAGGGGAAAGGAGGACCGATGGAATATAAAGAGTTCCTAGAACGGAAGGCGCAACTCGGGGAGGCCCAGGGATTCGAGCCCATTTGGATACCGGAGTTCCTGTTCGACTTCCAGCGCGCCCTCGTCGAATGGGCTATAAGAAAAGGAAGGGCGGCGATCTTCGCGGATTGTGGGCTCGGAAAAACTCCCATGCAATTAGTGTGGGCCGAGAACGTCGTCCGCAAGACGAATAAGCCGGCCCTGATTCTAACCCCGCTCGCCGTATCGCAACAGACCGTCCGGGAGGCGGGGAAGTTCTCGATTGATTGCCGCCGGTCGGCGGGGACGATCGAGCCGGGGGCGCATATCGTCGTCACGAATTACGAGAAACTTTCCCACTTCAACCGGGCCGACTTCGGCGGGGTCGTGTGCGACGAATCGAGCGCCATTAAATCCTTCGACGGCGTGCGCCGGGCCGAAGTAACGGAGTTCATGCGGCACGTCCCGTATCGGTTGCTTTGCACGGCGACGGCCGCACCGAATGATTATGTCGAACTCGGAACGTCGGCCGAGGCCCTTGGCGAAATGGGGCATATGGATATGCTTCAAAGGTTTTTCGTAAACGACCAAAACTCGTCCAAGCCCGTTCGCCGGTGGACCGCCCAGAAGACAGGATGGGCAAGCCTATCGGCGGGAGGCGGACGCGGAAACTGGCGATTCAAGGGCCATGCCGAGGACGCCTTTTGGAAATGGGTATGCTCCTGGGCTCGAGCTTGCCGCCGCCCGTCTGACCTTGGCTTTGAGGATAAGGCTTTCATCCTTCCCCCGCTTACCGAACAGGACCATACCGTAAAGGCCCGGACGCTCGCTCCGGGAACGCTGTTCGATCTTCCCGCAACTAACTTTTGGGAGGAGAGAGAGGAGCGCCGCCGGACGATAACCGAACGGTGTGAAATGGCCGCGTCCCTCGTCAAGGGCACCGACCGGCCAGCCGTGATATGGTGCCATCTTAACCCCGAGGGCGACCTGCTCGAAAAGATTATCCCCGACGGCCGGCAAGTCAGCGGGCAGGATTCGGACGAATCCAAGGAGGAGGCTTTTGAATCCTTCGTCAACGGCTCGCTCCGCGTCCTGATTATCAAGCCGAAGATCGGCGCGTTCGGATTGAATTGGGAACATTGTTCCCATGTCATTTCGTTCGCCTCCCATTCCTATGAGCAGTATTATCAGGCCGTCCGCCGGTGCTGGCGGTTCCGGCAAACGCGGCCCGTTATCGTTGACCTGATTTCGGCGGAAGGGGAAGCGAACATAAAAGAGAACCTCCGCCGGAAAGCGGAGGCGGCGGATCGAATGTTTACCGCCCTTGTCGGACACATGAACGATTCAATGCGCCTCGACCGTGGCGTAAATTACACAACGAAAGTGAGGACTCCAAAATGGCTATAACCGAACAGGTTATCAAAGACCGCTACGCAATCTATTTGGGCGATTGTCTCGAAGTAATGCCGTCGCTCCCGGACGGGTCGATTCACCTTTCCGTTTATTCCCCGCCGTTCGCCGGACTCTACCATTACAGCTCATCCGAGCGCGACCTTTCCAACTGCCTTGACCGGGACCAATTTTTCGAGCATTACGAGTTTGTCGTCCGGGAGATTTTCCGCCTGACCATGCCGGGGCGAATGACCGCTGTGCATTGCATGGACGTTCCGAGCGGGAACACCGGGACAGATTATCTGACCGACTTCCCCGGCGACATAATCCGCCTCCACGAGAAGATCGGATTCCACTACGTCGCCCGCTATCACGTCTGGAAGGAACCGCTCGGGGTCCGCAACCGGACGATGGCGAAGAATCTCGCCCATAAAACCATTGTCGAAGATTCCTCCCGTTGCACCGTTGCGAGCGCCGACTATCTTCTCGTTTTCCGCCGCAAGGGAAATAACCCCGTCCCGATAACCCATCCGACCGGGTTAACCGAATACGCAGGAGAGCGCGTCATCCCCGCCGAACTTTTACAGTTTCGGAACTTCTCTGGGAACCAAATCGAGAACCGCTTCTCGCATTGGATTTGGCGTCAATACGCCTCCGCCTTTTGGGATGATATCCGGATCGACCGCGTCCTTCCGTTCAAGGCAGCTCGGGACCAGGAGGACGAAAAGCACGTCCATCCGTTACAGCTTGACGTTATCGAGCGGGCGCTTACCCTTTGGTCGAACGCCGGAGAGAACGTCCTGACGCCGTTTATGGGCGTCGGGTCCGAGGTATTCGAGGCCGTTCGGCTCGGACGGCGCGGCATTGGTGTTGAGCTCAAGCCGTCCTATTACCGCCAGGCCGTCAAGAATATCGCCCATGCCCGGACGATAAGTCAGGGCGGGCTATTCGATTCGGTTGTCCCGGAAGAAAAAGAGAGCGACGAATAGTCAGCTTTTGAACCTCTCGACCATACTCCCCGCGAGCGACTCCCCGCGCCAGATCGGGACGTGGATATTATGCGGCCTCTTGAGGATGGAAAAACCCTATCCATTCAGCCTTGACCCGGCTCGTCAGGTTCTTCCTGTCGCCCAAAACGACGGTTATGATCCAGCCCCCAACGTGAGCGGCCGACGCGCGGGACGCCATAAACGGAGTTTGATCCTCGAAACATCCACAGTCGATTCCGTAAATGTTTCGATAGGCGGGAATCGCCTGGGCTTTATGGAGATGGCCCTGGGCTACCATGTCCGGCTTCGTCCCGCCCGAAAGGGATTCGATCATCCGCTGCATCCGATAGGACAAGGCATATGCGCTTCCCCCTCCGGGATGATAGAGCATGACGCGGAAGGATGCCCCGCCCTTTGCTTTGAGCGTCACCGTGCCGACATCCTGCCCGACGAAGTGCCAGTCGGGGCGTGCCCGCTCCAGGTCCGGTCCGGCAACCAGGCCAACAAGCTTTTTGAAACTCGCGTCATGGTTCCCGGTAATAAAGTGCGTGGAGATTCCCTTGATCCTCGGGACAAGGTCGGTGAACATATCCCGCTGTTCCGGCCAACTCCGGCCGTTCGGGTGAAGCTCGAAAATCTGGCCCTTGTAGACGTTGAATCCCGAGAGCACGTCGCCAGCGTGCAATACGTTTTCGACCCCTTCCCGCTCGCAATGGCCATAGAACGCCTTGAGCGCGTCCGTCCGCTGGTAGAGGCTCCCGATATGGGTATCGGAGATGAGGCCGAATTTGATCTCGTTGTCCCGCGTCGATACCGGAACCTCATACGGCCGTTGCCGCTTGGCCATGAGGACAATCGCCTCTGTCAAGTCCTGGATAGCGCGTTTCTGTTTCTCGATCTTCTCCCGTCCCGCCGGGCCTTCGGCAAGGGCGTTCCCGAGTTCGGCCAGGCTGATTTCTTTTCTCATAGGTCGCATATCCTTTTCGCCTCCGCGATGTCATCCCGGCCGCCCCAGTAAAACTTTCCGTCGGCGGAATCATCGAGGCGGAGCTTGACCCGGTGCGGTTCGAAATCGTCGGCGTTGTTTTCGACCGTCCGGCGGAACCGGCTCCGGTCTTTGCCGGCGGCGCGTTGGGCCAGGTCGTTTTCGCTGATGAGCTTGCCGCGCGGAATCTTCCCGAGTTCGCGGAGGATGGATTCGCGGGTATCGTATCGCGCCCGGATTTTGTCCAGGGTCACGAATCCGGACAGGGGGACGGACTTGACCGGCGCGATTGCGGCCGGCTCGATGTCGGCCTTGGGATGACCGGGGTAAATCGTCTCCCCGGGCCCCGGCGCGGCCCCGCTCATGATCGCCCGGACTTGCGCGACGTGCGCGCCCGCGATGGAGTTTGTTACCCGCGTCGCGTCCCAATCGGGGTGACGGGCGATGCACGCCGCGATTCGTTGTTCGATGATCGTCATTTTGTGTCCCCTTCGGCGATGATCGCTTCCCGCATCGCCATATAATCCTTCCTAGCCTGCCTTCGGTCCTCACCGTTGTAGATTTTTAGGCCATCGTTGCGCAGCCACGCACAGTAGAACTCCTCGAGCCATTCGAGTTTGCGTTCGGTGATCCGCCGCCGCCGTTCTTCGAGGGTCATGTTACCGCCGCATGGCCCGGCGCTCTGCGCGGCCAAGTTCGATAGCCGCCCGGAGGTCCGGCGTCGCGCTGGCCTGGAATCCTGCGGCGGACAGGTGTTCATACCCGCGTCCGTTCGCCAACATCCAGGGCGTCACTTCCGCAAGTTGCGGATTGTCCGGACGCCTGTATTCTGTCACCGGCGGAGTCATCTGCGAATGCGCCCACCAATTGAGTCCCTTGGCCGCGCGCGCCGCGTCCTGGCCATCGTTGGAGCCGTACATCCCATAACCCATCAATTTCATCGTGCCGTCCGACGTCGACCAGCCCATCGGCCAATCGGCGTCGACCGTGTCCATCGTGCCGACCCAATGGAGGGTTGCCAGCCCTTCGCCCTTGAGCGTGGTGGCGAGCAGGTCGAAGAACGCGCCGGAGTCCACGTATTCGATCTGGATGTTTTTATTCGGGATTCCCTCGGCCTGGAGAATTGCGACGATTTCTTTTTGCCGTTCGTTGTCGCGAGGTTCGTTGACCGCCTCGTAAATAATGTATGGGAGAAATTGTTTCGTCGCCCGAATGATCGTCCGGATCTCATCGTCGGAATTCGTTATCCCGTAGGGCGTGAGGCAAAGTATCTCGGTTATCTTCCGTTGGACGGCCAGGTTGATCCGGTAAATCAAGTGCTGATAATAGTCGGGGTCGCTCGGGCGGTAGGATGTCCAGGCGCCATCGTCTTCGAAATAGGCGAAATTCCGCTCGCAGTTTGGCCCGTCCTCCGCGATCGCGTCATAATAGGCTGGGAGGTCGGACTCCTTGAATGTCGCATTGTCCCGCGTGGATAACCCGCCCAAGAGTGTCCCGCTCCAAATGCGGAGCTTCCCCGACTCTGGCCAGGGTGACGCGCACACCGGGATTGCCGGCGGCTCGGGCGGGGCGACGTGGAGCGTGCAGACCGCAGTCGGAACCGCGTCGGGGCGGAATTCGCGGACTTCGGTTGAGGGACAAAAAGGATTGGGAAGTAATAGGCTTTCCGCGCACACCGTCACCTTGACCATGACGGGCGCGGGCGGGTGAGGCGGAGGACACGCCGCGAACAGCAGGGCCAGGAGGAGGATCGGGAGGACGGTGCGGCGGGTCATCACGCGACCCTGAAGTCCATCTGGTCAAGTGAAAAATATGTGTTATTTCCGGCTTGGGGAATGACATCCCCGTTTTCCTCAACGGTGAAAAACCCAAACGCGCCGTTTGATACCGCCGCGAAGTAGCATCGCCTTGAGGGCCTATATTCGGCGGGAAGTGTCAATGCCGCTGATCCGATAGTCCCGCTTTTAATGACGCCCTTCCCCTTGACACGGCCTAGGCTGTCCCTGTAATAGCCGACCGAATTTACGCTCGTCCCGCCGAAGTTCACCCATGAGTTCGACATGGAGACGTCGAGGACTTCCGTCCACGCATTCTGGGCAATGGCTGATCCTGGATTATTAAATGTGGCACTCGTCCCGGTTATAGGACCCGTGAACGGGATAGCCCCGTCACGGTCAACCTTTTCCGTCTGCAGTAAATTTTGCTGCGCGAAGGAAGCCACATCCGCTCCGCTTAATACCTGCCATGTTATCGGCATTGGTTACCTCCTTTTCATTCCGCTAGTTCTAATATGTGAGTCGTACCGAAGTTGTCTATCTTGATATCGCGGATCTTTCCCCGGTGAACGATCACCGTACCATTCGACCCCCAAAGCGTTCCGTCGCTCCAATGGAAAGTCCCCCATAATGCCCCGGACCCCGAAGCCAGCCGGACCTGCGCCCGGACCGTGTCCCCAAGCTCGAGCGGGGCCGGGAAGAATTCAGTGTTAAAAGAAAGGTGCTTCTTCCCATCCTTGAACGCCGCGAGGAGCGCCGTGGCCATCGCCGCGCAAGCCGCATCGGATTGGAATAGATAATTCGATATCGACTTCGTTTTCTCTCCATAAGCCGCTATCGAGGCGGCGTCCGAATCCGAGCCCTTGTAATTGCTCGGCATGGTCTGGTCGAGCCCGATGGGCTGGGAGATCTTCTCGCCTTCGATATTTATGGAGTTGAATAATTCCGAGGCATCGTCAAAGCGCTCGGGCGAGGCAATGTGGTTTTGCTCAAACGCGAAATCCTCGGCCCCGGCCGCCTTGACAGGGGACTCGGGAATGAATACCGGAGCCCCATCATAGGCAAAATAGAACCTGAAATTACATCGTTCGCAGAGCATGGTTATCGCGGCAAGAGCCGATGTTCCGGCCTCGAACCAGACGCGGTCGATGCTCGGTCCGACTTGGTTGTAGATCATGGCCGCGAGTGCCTCCGCCCGCGTCGCATAGAGCCCGGCATCGACCAGGATGTCGGCGACGACGTAAAGCGGGATTTGAGCGGTGTGGTAATAGACGATGAGATTATTTGTCCCGGCCACCACGGTTGAATTCGGAGAGAAGTATATCTCGTTATGCTCGGCGTCGTAGAACCAGCCGTTCGGATCGACGCCATACCAGATCTGGGTGCCATTGAGCGTCACGTAATAGACGCCCGTGCAATCGGCGGGAAGCGCATAGCGCGGAAGGATTCCGATCGACGAGACCTCTTTTAGGCTGATTTGGTCGAACTCGAACTCGGCGGACCCCGAAGGGACCGATAGGTCGAAGATGACCTTGGCCGCTCCCGAGTCCGTGGCTGTGAAATAAATCGTGACCGGCGGCCACGCCGTCGATGTCAGGGCGGACGCCTCACCTTGCCGGATTGCGCCGACGTATATCCCGGCAGTCAGCGAGGGCGTCGCTCCGCTTGAAATATTATATTTGAGAGTGACCTTATATTTCGTCCCGGCCGTAACGTTCCCGATATCTATGTTCGTGATCGGGGACGCAAAAGCGCCGTCGATGGTATAGGAGACGACGACCTTCCCCCCGGCTCCATCTCCGCCTCCTCGCCCATCCCGCCCCGCGCCTCCACCGCCGCCTCCATTCCCCGGGGCCGACTGCCCGTCTAGGCCAGCATTTCCGCCGTCCCCGCCGTCTGTCCCGCCCGCCGGGGCGATTCCGCGAACGCCGCCATATGAAGCGCTCGCGTCCCCGCCACTCCCGCCAGCCGCGCCGGTGCCAGCCGACGATCCGCCCCCGGAGCCGTTATTCGTCCCCCCGCCTCCGTCTCCACCGCTATACTTCGTATCGCCAACCCCGGAGGCCGCGGCGCCGCCGTAACCGCTTATCCCGTTCGGGCCAATCCCACTACGGGGATACTGACCACCCTGCCCGCCCTTGGCCAGGACCGTCAAGAGGTCGATGAAATAAGAATCCTCTCCATTATAGCCATCGTAATAATTCGCCCATCCGAGAAGTCCGCCGGCTCCGACCTTGAAAGCGTAGGTCTGACCAGGGGTGACGGCAATGCTCGTTTTCTTTGAATACGCGCCACCACCGCCTCCTCCGCCGCCATAGGCCGGATAGACCGTCCCGCCGCCACCTCCGCCACCGCCCCAAGCCTCAACGTCAATCGACATCACGCCATCCGGACAAGTCCATGTCAGGTCGCCCGGCGTCGTGAAGGTTTCGACGGTCGCCGTCGGAGCCGATCCTAAGACGGCTTTCATGACGTAGGTCGATCCGCCTCCGGCGTCGGCCTCTACGGACAGGGTGATTTCCGCCGGAGCGCCCCAGTTTGTGATGTTATTCGCTTCCCCGGCTCCGACCTCGAGCGCGTCATTCTCCGCGTAGATCTCCGCGCCCAAGGATTCGACCGGATCGAGCGTCGATATCACGGCAACGTCGCCCCAATAGTTGTCGGGGCTCTTGAGTTTGAAGTCGGCCAGGTACTGAAAATAATCCATTCCCTTGAGCTGGACTTCCCCGCCGATCTCCGCCCCAAACCTCGGCGAATCCATGACGCCGATCAATCTCTGCCAGTACTTATCGACCCCGGCGAACGTGCCTCCGACGGAGATCCGGACCTTGCGCCCGGTTACGAAATAATCGCAATAGGCCGATTCCGTGTTCTCCGGATAGAACATCCCATCGGGGTTGTCGATCGTCGCGGACCATGTTCCGGCTACTGGGTCCGGCGTCATCGACGCCCCGCCTAGAGACATCGAAAAGGACTTGAGGTAATTCACGCCGCCTTCGATCGCGTAGCCCTGCTGATACTCATACGCCCCTATGTCGGGGACGGGGCCCCGTTGAAATTCATATGCTCCAATATCGGGGGCAACAACCGGAGCGATGGGGACGGCCCCGAGGTTCGTCAAGTCGATCCAGGTCGCGACGCCGGACGGATAGGTCAAGATTTCGAATTTCGCCTTGGGGGACTGGACGGACGCCTTGAATTCAGCCGCCGTCACCCCCTGAAGATCCTGCATTTACAGCTCCCGGAGCGAGAGCGTGACGGAGAACCAGGTTCCGCCGTCGCCGCTCATCGAAAGGTCGGGGCTGTATGCGAATTCGGAAATATAGACGTCATACCAGGTCGATCCCTCATGGTTATCCTGGAGCCGAAGGGGGACAAAAAGGGCGTTGAGGGCCCGGAACGTGGCCAGCTCCGCCGCCGTGAGCGCGTCCCACGGATAACTCCACGACCGCTTCGTCGCAAGGAATCCGACCCGCCGCGAACCGTCGGACATCGTTGCTTCCCGGACCTGTTTCGATTCGTTGACGCTGATCGAAGGGGAGGCTCCGATTTTGCGGAGGACGGGGAGGAGGACTTCGCTTCCCGAGATTCCGAGATAAATATTAGGCATTTTGGAATCCTAGGCGGCTGAGCTGGAATTTGATTTCCTGTCCCAGGAGTTCGCCGGCGTCCCGGATCGTCTGCCGGTCGAGCTTTTGGGCGTTGATCGTCTGGGTGATGTTGACCGTCATGCCGGCGCTGGCTGCCGCACCCGCCCCACCCCCGCCGCCCCTGCTCATCGCCGCTACCTGGTCCGGCGGGATGACGTATTCGCCGGCGTGAACGATCGCGGGCCCGGTGAACGGGACGAAGCCGCCCAGGTCATACTCGGGCTTCTTCGCGACGTTATGGACGAGCACTCCTCCAGCAAAATAGTCGTGCGTCTTGCCCCTCAGCGTAAGGTTCCAGACCTTGACGCCTCCCGGCCCCCAGGTTTTCGTCATGACATCGACGACCCAACCGCTATCAGAAATCAGGTGATCGCCGACCTGGGCATCGCCGACCTGTTTCCAGACGCCATTAATCCAGAAAGGATGCTCTGGCGTGACGCCGATTCCGTTGATCCAAACGAGCCGCTTGACTTCCCCGGCCTCGTGGACGATAACCGCGTCTACGTAGTCCGTCAGGAATTCTCCCGTTTCAGTATCGTACGCTCGTACGGGATCATCGATTTTGACCTGTTCGCCCGGCCGCTTCGATCCGTCGGCCATCGTGACCGGAGTCCCATAGACGAAGCAGGTTCCCGGAGGCGGTTGGCCGGGTGCGCCAGGGTCCGGGATATTCGGCAGAGACGGAAGGTCACCGATCGCCCGGCCCATCTCTCCTACCTTGCCGACGATCAAGCCTAGTGACCTGAGCCACGTTTCGAACATGTCCGCGATCTTTCCGAGGACCGTCAGCGTGTCCGTCGCAACCTGACCCATGTCGACCTTGTCCTTGACGAGTCCGGCCTTTTTGGCCTGGTCGACCAGTTTCTGCGTGTTCTCGTCGAGCGGGATCCCGTTGGCCACCGAAGCGTCGTAGATGTCTTGGAGCGATTGCTTCATCGCCGCTTGAGCCTGGCCCTCTGTCATACCGGCCGCGAGAAGCTGGTTATAATAGCTGTTGGCGTTGTCTTCCAGCTTCTTGAAGGCCTTGGCCCCGGATTCGCCCATGAGGGAGCCGCTATTACTGAGGGCCTTCATGACGGTATCGTTTGCCTCAATCGCGTCGAACAGGTCCTTATGCTCGCGGGTGATGTTGACAACCTTCATCATCTCATCGAGCGCACCCCCGCTCCCGAAGCCAAGTTTTTTCATCTTGTCTTCGTTGAGGGCGAGCGCCTCGGCAAGCTTCTTATAGGCGTCGGTTCCGACATCCACCTTTTTCATTTGTTCGAGCAGCGCGGCGTGCTCATCGAGGAGTGGTGCGAACGCCCCGCCCAGCTTTTCGATGGCCTGTCGATAGGGAACGCCAGCCCTAATCATGCTGTCGAATGTCAGGAGCGCGATGTCCCCGAGTCCCGCCAGCGCCTCGGCGGAATCGCCCGCCGCCGTGATCATTACGGAGAGCGCATCCGGAACCTTATCGAGCTGTTCGATGACATAGGCATTGATGGACGCGACTTCTAGGCCGGCGGCTTGGGCGGTCTTGATGAAATTAATCATCGCCTCCGAACCTTCCTTGCCCAGCTTCTTTGCGGCCTCTAGGAGCTGCCCGAATTGATCGTTGGCCAGCTCCGTCGCGTCCGCGGCCGAAAGCGCGCCCGTCTCGTAGAGCGTCAGCGTGTTCGTCGCCTTGGCGAGATAAATGTCGAAGTTGTGGGCGTCGATCCCGGTCTCGCGCATCATGTCGCCGAGAAATTTGGCCTCCGTCGCGGCCTGGGAATTTGACCGGGAGTAGTCGTACATCTTCTTGGCGAGTTCATCCGTAATTGGCCCGAGAAACGCGACGGACTGCTTGACGCTGTCCATCGCGCCCTTCAACGCCTGTGCGTCAAATGCGGCTATCTGCTTTTTGTATGCTTCGATGGAAGCGACGAGAATGTTGACGGCGGTGACTACAAGGCTGATAACCCCCGGCGTCGTTGAGATGGCCGCATTCAAGGCTTCCGTCGCGCTCTTGCCGTCTTTAAGTAGGTCGCTGAATCCGCTGATGAACGAATTGGTGATCGAGCTCATGAGCGACTTAAAGCCGTCCTTGAACGTCGTCTGTCCCGTCAGGATCGACCCGACGGAACGAATAAAGTCCGCCGCGATCTGCGAATTGACCTTGCCCCATTCGGCCCCCATGTTTTTGAAGCCGGGGATCATCGCCTGGACTTCCTTGGGTAACTGACGCATGGCAGGGAGAAGCGTGTCAACGATTTGGAGCCCGGCGCCCTTGGCCGAAACGCCCATTTCAAATAACGCGATCCTCATATCCCGAGCGGGCGGGAGGAAGGTGTTTTCGAGTTTTAGTCCGGCGTCTTTAACCGCAACGCCCATGTCCCAAAGGGCCTTCGTCAGATCGCGGGACACCCCGAGGAAGGTGTTATCGATAGTGACCGCGTCCTTGGTTGATTTGTTGCCCTTGTCCAGCGCATCCAGCACGGCTTGGAGCGAGGGGTCGAGCTTCTTACTTGCGTCCGTTACCTTGTCCGTCGCCGCCGCGTGGTATTCGGCGGCCTGCGCTGCGCCCCCGTGCGCGTCCATTAGGCCGATAAGAATTTCCTTGGCCTTGGCCCCGGCCTCTCCCTTTAGGATTGCCGTCAAAACGTCATGGAAACTCCCTCCATATTTCTCCCAGACGTCAGTTAGCGTCGCCGTGAGTTCGGCATTGTCCATTATGTCTTTATCGAGCTTGTAAAACTCCGACTTGATGGCCGTTATCGTTCCCGTGGTCTCGCCCATCCGAAGGCCGAGGGCTGCCCAGTCCGCCGTAGCGCTATCTACGAATTTGTGACTGACTTCCTTTTCGTAAAACTCCCGAATTTTCAATAGGGCCTCGCCAACGGCTACGCCCCCAACGATTCCGACGGTAATAAGGATCGGAGTGGCAGCATGAATCTTCAGGATGGCCAACGCCTTGACGATGTTCGCCAAGACGACCAGGAACGTCCCGGCAGCCGTGCCCGCGATCCCAAGCCCCCCGGCGAATTCAAGGACCCCTTTCACCAATGCGGGGTTTTCCTTGATCCAATCCTTGACCTTGACGACCGTATCCGTAAGCTTGGCGATCAATTTTTCGGCCGCTGGCATGAGCGCTTCGCCAAGCGCGTGCGTCAATCCCGCCCCCGACGCTTGGAGGTCGATTAACTTGTCTTTGAATTCCGCCGCCGCCTTCGCCGCTTCCTTCGAGACGACGGTCCCGAACCGGGACGCGAGCTCCGCGTTTTCCTTAAACCCCGCGCTCCCCATGTTCATGACCGGGATAAGGTCCATCCCGGCCCGGCCGAACAGCGCGACGGCCAACTTGACCTTCACCGCGCCGTCCTCCATGCCCTTGAAGTGATCGGCAATTTCGGGGAGGATGTCACTAAAGGGCCGGAGCTTTCCGGCGGCGTCCGTCGCCGAAATTCCCATCGCCCCCAGGACGGTGCTCTGTTTGTCCGTAGCCCCCGCCGTGGCGATCATTTGCGTGGCCAGGAACTTAAGCCCCATCGTCATGGAGCCGATGTCCGTATCTCCCTTCTTGGCGCTCAGGGCGAGGCGGGATAATTCCTCCGTAGTCATGCCCGTCTTTTCGGACATATGCCCGAATTCATGCTCGGATTCAACGGTCTTTAGGACGATGGCCGAGAGCGCCCCAGTGATAACCGCCCCGGCCGCGGCGAACTTCACGCCCAGCTTTTGGATTTCATCGCTATGCCGGAGCGCAAAGCCGGTCATGCTTTGCTGGTCGGCCTTGACCGTCTCAACAGACTTCGTCCAACCCGTAAGGGCCAACTCCATCCGTGCTACGATCGCGCCAGCATCAAATGCCATTTTGGGTTATCCTTTGCCTCTGGCCTTTAGCATCGTCCAAGCGTCCGCTACCCGTTCCTCGTCCGGATGTTTCCCTTCGATCTCGGCAAGTTGGTCCTGGTAGCTCTGGATCACCGCATTAAATCCTTCGCCCGTCACCGCGCCCATCCGAGCCGCGAAGGCGGCCTTGATCTTGTCGTAGACAAGTTTCTTCTGGGCTTCATTGATCCAGTACTCCAAATCCCGGATATCGAGATTCAGCAGCGCGTGATACGAGAAGAGGCCGGGGAAAGCCGCCGCGATAACCGCGAATTGCTCTCCCCGGGCCTCCCTTACTTTTTTGGGTCTTCCGGCCCGTCCTGCACCTTCCCCTTCGGCCGGCCCGCGTTCATCTCGGAATAAACGTACTCCATCGCGGGGGTCAACGCCCGGAGGTCCACCGTATCGAGTTCCGCCGGGTCCGCCCCAAACATCAGGGCGCAAATCCTGACAACCGCGTCCAGCTCCGGGATCTTCTTGTCCCGCCGCTGGGCGTCGAGCTCGTTGATCTCGCGGATGAGCTTCGACGACATGGGCTGGGTCGTGTAGACCTTACCCAGGATTTCGACCTCGAACGGCTCGAAGAGAGAAGTTTCGATTACGAATCGCTTCACGGCTTCACCTCAGCCCGATCAGGACGCCGGGCCCATGCGCCAGATGTAGCCGACATTGGCGGACGTCTGGTCCGGGAAGCACTTGAAGACGACCTTAATGACCCGCTGGTTGGCGTTGTCGAACTTGAACTCCGGCGCGCCGAGCGGATAGGCCTTGTGGACGTGAAGCCATTCGGCCGCCGTGACGGACGCGACGTTGTCCACGAGGGGCTTGAGGATCAGCTCGTGGGAGTCGGCATACATGGCGTTCCCGACGCTGTTCTTCACCTTGAGGTTCGTCGCGGTCTTCACCGCGCTCTCGATCATCTGCTCGAGCTGAGTCAGCGAGGAGCGGGTGAAGTTGGCCTCCACCGTGGTGACTTTGCCCGTGGTGATGGCGTCAACGGGCGTGTCCGCGTGGCCGTCTTCCTTGATGTCGACGGAGTGCTGCTCTTCCTTGAGCGTCACGCCGCCGAGGGTGGGCCCGAGGTCGATGCTGTTGTACAGTACCTGGCAGGGACCGAGGTCCTTGATTTGTAAAGCGCCCATTTAGGCACCTCCATGAGAAATATTTAGAACGGGATCGATCCCATTTCTAGCGTTGCTATGAATCATGCTTTCTTCATTTTCAGTTGGTAATTTGTTGAGAATTCGAACGCGCCCTTCTCATCCTGGCCGATGTATTGTGGCGCCGCGAGCGCCTCGATGACCTGCGCCTCGTAGGCCTGCCCGCCCGACGTGAGCGCCGCGATACGCCAGCCGGCCGTGCCGTTGATGGCGTCGAATATCGCCCATGCGTCCGCGCGCGCGGTCATGTAAGTCGCCGCCCGCGTCGCTATCTGGACCATATAGTCGATCCGGTCCGTGAGCTCGAACGCGGGAATCCCTCCGCCAGACTCCAGGATCGTGTAGCAGCGGACCGGGGCGTCAAGGGCGCGGAATCCGGTCTGGACGTTGCCGCCGATGACGAGCGCGGGAGAGGCCCCGAGGCCGTTGAGCCGAGAGACGAGCCACACGCTCAATTCCTTAATCACGTCATTTCTCCGTTGTCGCCTTGATCATGTCGGCGATCTTCTTGATGTATTTCGCTCCGAACATCATCATCTTGCTCTCGAGGAATTTCGGCCCGACTCCGGGCTCTGACCAATTCACTTTACGATTAACCGCCTCATGCCACTTCGCGGCGTAAGGCTGGCGGAAAACCAGTTTGGCGATGATATTGCTCGCGCCGAAACGCTCAGCCGCGCTTTCGCCGCTCGACTTGTGATCGCTACCCTTGCCGCCTGAATGGTTCGCAACCTTGCTCTGAGTTATCCCCTCAAGGATGATCGTATAATCGCCGCGCAAGTTCCCTTCGAGGTGAGGCGTCTTGGGCGTCACTTCATCGGCATCGATCTTCAGCGCCGTCATCATTTTGAACATCCCGTCTTCCGCCACGGCCGGCGCAGTCTTCAGCGCGTACTCTATGAACTTTTTATTGAAGTCCGCGAAATCCAGGCTGAAGGCTTCGTTTGCCATTATTGAATCCATACCTCGTAATGCGAAGTTGAAAAGTCTGTCTTCTTGTCCACGCGCATGATAACGTGCTCAACGCCGTCGATGATAATCCGGTCGTCAATGGTCAACCCGACAACATCGGAGTCAAAATAAACCAGCGCCGCTGAGACGACCTGCTCCCCCTGGGCGTTGCGGATCAACTTGCTGGCCCATTCGATCCGGGCCTTGACCGCGACGGTCGACCACGTCGGCTCCTGCCATTGGTCGAGCGAAACGAGGTTCTTAATGATGACGTCGTCAATCAAATAACTCTTGATCACGCGTTCCTCCAGGAGATGACTTCCCGAGATGTCGGGTTCAAATTATGCTCGCAGCGGGGATGAATCGGCGGCGTCACTTCGTCCGTCAACTCCGGGTATTCTTCGTCCTTTCCAGAGATAGAAAAAATCATTCCTTCCAGCGGGCCGCATTCCTCGCACGGCGAATCATGCTTCGAGAATTGGACGAGGTCATTATCGAATTGCTGCGCGAGTTCCTTCGTCGCCTCGCTCTGAGCTTCCCGCATCCGCGTCCGGGCTACCAACTCCGAATAATCCTTGAGGTTGTAATTCCGGCCGTTGATTTTGATAAAATCCTGCCCCCCGAGCTTGCCCAGCAAATAGTCCTGGATCTGCTTGCTCAGCGTCCCCCGGGACAACGTCTCCGCCGCCAAATCAGCCGGCCGCGCCTTTTTTAGCAGACGGTTGATCCACGGCCATGCGTCCGACATATCGAATTCCTGGACCTGCGCCGCAACCTTGGCGACCCCCGCGGCAGCTTGCGCCATGACGCCGAGGAACTTGCGGGCCGTCTTCTCGATCGTCAGGTTCGCTTTGAAGAAATCGCGGGAGACGAACCGGACAAGGGCGTCGATCTTGCGGTCATGCCGGGCCGGGTTGTATTTCCAATGCGGAACCTGCTTCGCGCCGATGAGTTCAAGCCGCGTCCGGGCAACGCCCGCGCTTTCCTCGTACGCGGTCCGGATCGCCGGCGGAGCCCACATTCGGACCTGGTCATTGAGGGTGAGGACGATATCCTTGACCTTCCTCAGCGCTGCGCCGTGTTCGACCGTCGTGAACGTGGCCGGGTCGAGCCCGGAGAGAATATCGACGATCCGCTTGGCCGCGCTCGAGTAGGCAGACTGAATCCGCTCGATCTGCGCTTTCATCGGGACGAGGCCAACGGTTTTAGGCATAATTAATGAATCCTCATTTTCCGTTGAAGTTTCGGTCGATTCAAAGGATGGACAGATTGAGTAGAGCGGCCTTGACCGATGGAGCGCCCGCCGCCGATATTCGGCCGATGCTTTATGGTGCGTCGGCTAGCGTCGTACCACCACGCGGCCGCAGATGAGACTAAATGGCCTGCCGTGGATAAGACCGCCGCGCCTTTCTTGCCTTGCTCGATCGAGATTGAACCATTGCCTGATATAGCTGCTAGGTCATACGTGGCTTTCAGCCCAGCCGAGTAAACTTCTCCCTTCACCGAGGCTAGGACGCGAGACGTTGCTTCCTTTGTCCCCGCGCCAGCAATAACGCCACGCCCAGAGACAGACGCGGACCCAAAGCGAGTTTCAAGCACCACCCCGGCTACCGAGACAGATCCACCTCCGGAGATGATTTCTGCTCCCGATGCGGACTTCCTTCCCCCTGTGGCGATAACCCCATTCCCAGGGGTAAGGGAAACCGAGAAGGTGGATTTCGTTCCGACCGCGGCCAATCCGCCTCTTCCTGAAATCGAGACGAATCCGGAGTGATTCTCGGCCACTATCCCGGTCGTGGCGACGGAACCATTCTCGGAAACGCTGACAACACCCCGGGAGGCCTTCGCGCCTTCGCTGGCTACGAGGCCCCCCCCGGAGACGCTGGCCAGGCCGCTCCCGTCCCTTGCTCCATACGAGTCCAAAGCCCCGGCCCCAAGGACCGCAGCGCCAGAAGAGGCGGACTTCGTTCCCGATCCGGATACTGACCCATCACCGACGACAGAGGCGGACCCGGAATGAAGCTCTTCCGCCGTTCCGGAAGCTGAGACCGAGCCGTCCCCGGAGACAACTATCGTCCCGGATGCGGCTTTCTCTCCCCCATGATCGACGGTGCCATTCCCCGATATGGCGGCTGGCGGGGTCGCGGCCTTGACGCCTTCGGATGCGACCGCCCCCCCGCCCGATATGGCGGCCGCGCCGGAGAACTCTACGATTATGCTGACCGTCCCCGTTGCGACAATAGAGCCATTCTCGGAGATGACCGATCCGCCTTGCCCCTGTTTCGCCCCGGCCGTGGCCGTATTGCCGCTTGCGAAGACTGAGGGCGCACCGGGGGCTTGCCTTGATCCGATATCGGTCAGGTCTCCGCCCCCCGAAATGGCGGGGGAGCGGTTCGCGCTCTTTGCGCCCGCGCCCGTCACATACCCGTTTCCGGAAATAGCGGGAGCGCCCGAGTGGAATTCAGCGGCGGTCCCGGATGCGGAGACCGAACCGCCGCCGGAGATGACCGTACCGTAGTTGCCTTGATATTCGTAAGCCCCGATATCGGGAATGGGGACGTTCGTATAGCCACTCTTCTGTCCCGCGATCGATACCGCACCCGCGCCAGCGATAGCCGTTCCCGAAATCGCCGCCTTTTTCCCAACCGTGGCTACGGCACCGCCGCTAGTAATAGACGCGAGCCCCAGCATGGCCGCGAATCCGAGCGCGGCAATGGTTCCCTTGCGAGAGATCGCGCCGATAGCCGATCCGTTTTTTTTGTCGGCAGAGGCAACCACACCCTTCCCAGAAACAGCAGAACTCCCGGAGTGGAGTTCCGTCTGCGGTTCATATCCGGTGCTGGAAATATCTAGCAGATCAAAATAGGCCGTGACGGTTTTGCTGTCTCCGGAATTACCTAAAATTGGGTATCGAATACCAGACCGAAGTGAGCCGGTTAATGTCCCGCTCCCAACGGATGTTCCATTTAACCGAACCTCGAAGGTCTTAGTTGCGCTCGCCACATCATATTTTAAGTCTATCGTGTACCATGTTCCGAGCGAGATGGCCGATGATTGATAATAGTGAAATGCCCCATTATTATAAACATAGGAATTAAAAGAAAGGGCCGTTCCGTCCTTGCGAAGTTTAACTGTCCAAGCCGCGTTGGCCCCCCCGCTGTCCGGGAGCATAATCAATTCAACTTCGTCACCGCTAGACAGCCCCTCTGCCTCAACCCTGACGTGGACGGTAAGCCAAACTTTTGATTGCTCTGACGCCAAAGAATAATAAGCCCGAGCGTTGAAATTCGGAGAGACTTTCTGAATCTTGAGGACTTGGCTCCCGCCCCCGGTAGGCGGGGTTACGGCGGTGCTGTCGGGGTCAACTACGGAACCGGCACCATTTTGAACGGTCCATCCGGTATTATCGAAGCCGGAATAGGCTCCCTCAAAAGATTCGTGGAGTAAGTTGCCTGCCATTTGCTTTCCTAAACGATCGGATGACCCTCGAAATCTCCCGTCAGGCCCACGTTCGCCCCGGCGTTGATACAGGGCGATCCAGCCTGAAGATTGAAGTCATAGGCGACGGCGTTGACGAATAGCGGGTCTTGCCAGAGGGTATGCTGTTCCATTGTACCGCCCATTGCCGTCTTATAGGCTGAGAGGTCGTTGTAGTGATAACTGGCTACGTCCTCTATCGCCGCATAAATGGCCGTTCCTCCAGCCGCCTGATACCAGAGATTATTGTCGCAAGCCGTGAGTCTGTTTACGCCCTTAATGTAAAAGCACCCGCTCGCAAAGTTCATCCCGATATTGTTTTTTATCGTGGCAGAGGCCGCCGTATCTTGGGCGACATTGATTGCCGTCGAATATCCGGCATACCCACTATGCGTTCCGACGATGACGTTGTTATAAAGCGAAAGATGGTCGATCGCCCCGTAGAGGCTTATTCCCGGCCCCGGAATATCGTAAATGACATTATAATAAACTTGGAGATAACTGACGCTCGCGCCTCCGCTATTCTCTCCAATGTTGATTCCGCCGCACTCCAAAACATTATCGTATGTCGCATCGCAGTAGAGAAGATTATAGCGACAGATCGCGCCCGAGAACGTCCCATTGATATTCTGAAAATCAATGAGCGAATGGTAACTGTTATAGACGATATTGTATTCGATGAGATTATTTACACAGGTGGTCATCAACTCGATGCCGTGGATTCCCGTCTCATAGACGGTGTTGTATCTGGCAATGTTTGATGTCCCGGTGAGGCAGATTCCCGCCGCAAGTCCGGTCCCGGCCATTTTCGCGCCGCAATGGTGAATCGTATTTCCGTTCGCGATACAACCCGTGGAGGAGTCAAAGTTTATCCCGCGCTCTCCACAGAATCCGATTTCAAGATTTTGGACCGTGAGATAGTTCGATCCTCCGACCGCACGAACCCCGTCGTTTCTAGCCGACGCCTCAACGCTCGCATATCGAGTTCCGGGAGTCGTGGCGGCATAGACGTAGAGGGTCGTCCCGTTATAGCACCATTGGTATTCAGCCGTGAGTTCGGAAAGATTGGAATATGTCTTTTTTACTCCCCAAGTCACCGTCCCCGTAGTCGGGGCAACAAACCAAACAACCGCAGGCAAGGCGGCGAGCGTAGCAGACCAATGATTCCCCGTCTGGTCAGTCCACGTTGAGACCGCCGTTGACCCGAGTATCTTCGGTTTCGCCCCCGTCGAATACGCATCATAGGTAATCTGATGGCCCGCACTCCCAACGCCATTCGGGTCCAACCGTTCCCTCCAAGTCTCGCCGCACTTGAATAGGCAGGAATCATCGCCCGCGAAGGTATGGGCGTTTACCTTGGCAATCGTTTTCCACGCCAGGGCTTCGGTCAGACCGCTATCGCCGTCATCGCCGGTTGTGAAGTCGACATAGTATACAGCCATTTTATTTGTCCTTCGGATTCTTAGACATTTGCCGTCCCTTCAAGCGAAAGCGCGAACGTCCCGAGGGCCGCGCCCGCCGTCGCAATACTGAGGACGGACTTCTCTGAGACGTTGATAGAGGGCTTGTCGAATGAGGCCACGGCCCCCGTCGGCAGGTTAAGGACGGCGAGCGTGATCGGACCGGTGAATCCGCCCACGCCCGTGAACGTCACGTTATAAACCGCCACGACACCCTTCACTACAGAGAGCTCGGCCGGGGAGATCCCCGGAAAAAAATCCGGCGCCGCCGTCACCGTCAACGAGAATGGAGCAGTCTTCTTTGTTGCCATAGCACTCTCCTGCGATTCATGCGCCCCGATGTCGGGGATAGCGGCCATATTAGGCGTTCAGGTCGAGGTCGGCGTCGGTAACGGTATATGTTCCCTGAGCGCCGAACGTCTCCTGGGTCACATCGTCGATTCCGTAGCAGGTCCCCGCCGTGGCCGCGCTGAAGAAGCCGACGTAGTCCACCACCGCAGCGGCGGGACAGTCGACGACGGCTCCGTTCGTGCTGTCGTCCATCGTGCCGAGTGCCGCAGCGGACCAGGCGATGGCCTTGCGAGCGTACGCGGGGTTGCCCCCGGTGACTTCCGTGAGCTTGACGACCGTCGCGTCGGTGAGCGCCGTCGAGAAATTGACGGCCGCGCCGCCAGACGTCTCCGAGAGCTGGAAGTCGTTTCCGTTGACCCCGACGACGTAGTACGGGTAATTCGCCCGGAGCCCCGTGCCGCCGGTAACCGAGGTCAGGACCGCAAGGTCCCCGTTCGTGAGCCCGTGGCTGGCCTTGGTCAAAAGGTCCGTCGCGGCTACGCCCGTGACTCCAGTTTTCGCGGTCCCCGCCGTGAGCAGGCCAACATAACCCGCCGCCGCCCCGAGGGCGTTCAACATTAGATTTTTCCCGGCCGTCGTGTAAGGCATTTTTATTTCTCCTATAATTTCATACTGTCGTTGTCTTCATCGCGGTCAATCGAAGAGACGTAGAATGGGCTATCCTCTATGGCGAACTCCGCAAGCAACCCGATCACGAAAGGCGGGATCGGGAGATAGTTCATGTCCGTATCTTTATAGGTTTCCTTGACGATTCCGGCCACCGTTACGCCCTGGGCCTGGAGCCCCTTGCGCCGGTCCTCGTCAGCGAGATGTAAAAGCATATATAATGCGAGCTCGCACTGGGCTTTTTTCAGAACGACGAGTTGGTCGGCCGTCGCGATTAGCAAAAGCGGAAGATCGAAAAGCCCGGAGAAATAGAGGCGGTCATAGGCCGTCGTCAGCGCGGCGATTTTCTTGATGTGGTTTGAATCCGCCGGGATAGACGTCCACGGCTCCGCTGCAAGCCGCGTCGAAAAGTACAGGTCCGCATCCGCCAGGGAAAGGTATCCGATTTCGCCGCTCATGTTATCCCTCGTATATGGATTCGATTTTGTTCGTCTTGTCGCGCCAGTCCCGATAGCAGGCCGTCAGGTATTCGTCGATCTTGGCCGGGATGGGATAGGCCGTCCTGCCCTTATAGGGAACGCTCCCGAACTCGGCATAGAACCCCTCGGCCTTGCGCCAGGAAATAGAGAGGAGAATCCTGTCCTTTACGAAATGCACATTCTTCGAGGTGTCGGGCTGTCCGGGGGCCGCCAGGTAGGTTCTCCCAAGCAGATAGCCGTAGGCGATGAGTTTCTTGGTTAGGTAGGAACGGTCCTCATCGTCAACAATGACGACCAAATCCAAATCATTATCGCCGGGCAAATAGGTTCCATCCCGGTAGAATCCCAGGCACGTTCCCAAGATAATAGCCGCTTTGATTCCAAGGCGAAAAGTAATCTCAAAAAATTCAGCTAGGATAGCGTCCGCAACTTCCGGGATAGTATCCGGGCCAACGACGCCATAGGGGAAGGTCTTTATTGCTTCCATCAGATCACCACCGGGTCGTTGAGATGGGCGGCGCAGCACTCCCGGATCTGGGCCTCCGTGAACCGGCGCACGCCCCAGTTGTTCTTCTTGTTGACGTCGGAGAGCCGCGCCTCGGCGCTCAGGAGGCGCCGCACCGCCTCTTCCACGTCGACCATCTGCCAATGGACACCGTCGGCGCGCGCCTCCGACATCCTCACGTTCGGGCTGTTCTCGTAACCCTGCTCGCCCGGGCGCCAGCGGATCTTCGCTTCGGGGCGGACGATCGACGGCTTGATGAACGTCGAGCCCATCCCAGGCCACATCGAGTAGACCCCGCCGTGCGGGCGCTGAAAGACAGCGGGCTTCGAGGGGTCGAGGTCGGGGTCGTCCTTGTGACGGAAGATCCAGCGGAACAGGACTTCGATGCAGTTGCCGTCCGCTTCCGCGAGCACGCCCCTCGGATTCCAAAATTGAGGCTCGAAGTAGATCAGCTCGTCCGCATCCGCCCGGATGACCCAGTCGGTCTTGAGGCTCGCGGCCAGGTCGCTCATGGCGTCGCTGAAGATGCGGTCGTTGATGACGCCGCCCGTGTCCGTGTATTCGATCCTGGCGTTCGGGAAGCGGCCGATGATCTCGGCGCTCCGGTCCGACGTCGACCGCTCGAGGAGGATGATGATCTCGTCGGCGAAGGCGTAGTGGGAGAGGAAGTACGGAGCGAAGAATTCCTCATTCATCCACCTGGAGATCACGGAAACCTTGAGCGGGCGCCCCTGGGATGCCTCTCCAATGCGTCCAGCGCATTTCTCCGGGGCTTTCGCAGCCTGGGGGCTACCCTGGGCAGGGTTGACCTCCTCCGGCGCGTCCTTGACGATAATCCCGATGCCCAGCGGACGGCCGTTGAACTCCTCCGGGCGGCGGGGATTGTGGCGCTGGATCGTGATGATCGTGTCTGTCGTGTTCGTCGCCAGGATTTCGTTCCAGAGCCTGGCCACGTCGACGCTGTCCGCCGGCGTGAGCTTCGGCGTGTGGATGTCGTGGATGGCGATGATGTGCCGGACGAGCGGTCCGTAGATCTCATAGTCGGCCTTCACGCCCGCATAGGTATGAAGTCCGTCGATAAAGAGAAGGTCGATCGGACGGCCCGCGAGCCGCGCATTTAGCTTGGCCAAGGTGCCAGGCGCTGTAGAGTCGCCGTGGATATCCGCCGGGGCCTTGGGGTTGACGTCGATCCCGACATATTCGGCGCCCAGAATCTGCTCGTAGAATCGGCGTTGCGCTCCATCGAGTATCCCGATCTCGACGACGACGGGACGGGAAATTGCCCGGGCCTTGAAGTAGCCGGCCGCGAGCTCGAGGTAGGCCTTCCACTCGGGGATGTGCTGATTCAATCGCTTCCCGTCCTTTTTCAAGGTTTCCATGAGGTCGCTAAATTCGGATGTCATTCGAGCCCCGCCGCTTTCAGGAACAGAGGATAGACCGATCTGTTTTCGTCCAGGAAGTCGGTCCGCAACCCGAGCTTCTCGATGCACTCCCGATATCGACCGGCCATGTCCCTTGACCGCATCTCCATCAGGTTGAGCATCCAGCACCACGAACTCGCGTGGACGTAGAGCTCCATTTCCCGGATGAAGTCGTCATGCAGGTCGTGGCGATTACGGGCCTGATAGACGATGGGGCTCGCGAAGGCCACGGCGAGGCCCGCGTGCCAGAGACAGCGCGTCGCGATGTAGCTCCGGAGGATGTCCGTCACCCGGTCCGTCACTCCTCCCGGTAGGAACATCAGCGGGAACGACTCCGGGGTCCAGAGTGTGGCCTGGGAATTGAAGGGGCAATAGGTCCCGGCGTCGAAGATGAACTTGCGCTTTCTGGCAAAGTAGACGGGCTGACCGCGAACCATGCGATAGACGGCGTCGACGTCCGGGTCCTCGTCGGCCATGAACTGCATTACGGCCCAAGGATTCGTGTCCCGGCCTTCCCTGGCCTCAATCGTGAAGTCGCGGACGTGCTCGAGCGGGAATCCCCGCGGCCAGACGTTCCGCGCCCCGAAGAGCTCATAGACGTTGAGGAAGGCATTGCTCGTACCCCGGCGCTCCCCTTCCTTGCGGTCCCAGAACAGCTCGGCGTCAACGATAGCTGCCGCGTCCGCATAGGGGATGTTGTCGTCATCGCTCTCGAAGATGGCCGTCGCGCCGCGCTGGATGGCGTAAGCGTATCCGATCATTTTGCGGCGGTACGTGCTCATGGGGATCGCTTCGGCCAAGTCGCCGAACATATCGAGCTGATGCTCGGGGCCGAGATAGGTGACACCGTCACAATGCCAGTCCGGAGGCGTCTTCTTGTCTCCGACGACGACAACCGTCCACCCGTCCCAACGGAACCGGGCGATGCCCTCGCTCGGTTGGTTGACCGTGGTGATGACGATGAATTTGGCGCTCACTTCATTCCCTCGAGGACGTCGAGATAGACCTGGAAGTCGCCGGGGATCCAAGCCCGGAGCTTCGTCCGCGCGGCGTCGTCCTTTCTGTGGTAGATGCTCTCCTTGTGCCCGACTCCGATCCCGGAGCGGCCGGGCAACCCCTTCATGCCGACGTAGAGCGGGACATGGGGGTCGAGGAAGAGCTCGTGATCGACCCCGCCCGCCTTCACGTGCGCCCAGAGCCGGTCGTCGATCCACCGCGGCTTCGAGCCCTCGTTGACGATCCGCTCGAAGGTCGGGAGGAAGGACTTCCGGAACCCGGTTTCGGCGAGCGAGGCGTGGCGGGTGTTCCCGCAGGTCGTATACCCGCCCGTGGGCAAGTGGTAGTATTTCGAGTCCATAATCCCGACGACCTCATGGGTGTCGAGGTGGCGCGACATCTCCGCGACGTAGCCGGGGGCGTAGTATTCGTCGTCCTCGATGATGAGGACCTTGTCGCCGGTTATATGCGGCAGGGCCGCTCGCATGTTCTGATCGAGCGTGTGCTGGGGATCGTCGGCGCGGGGTTCGCGGCGGACGCAGACCGACCCGGGAACATGAGCATTGAACCAGTCCACATCATAGGCCCTGGGAGTCTTTCCGTCATCGACGATCACCCACTGGTCAGGTTTTCGCGTCTGGTTCGCCATCCATTCCTGGCAGAGCCGGAACGCGAGTGGCCGGTCACCCGTGGGCGTGATCGCCGTGATCGTCTGGCCCGTTGGAGCCTTCGCCTCGGCCAGGACATCGTCGACGTTCCCGAACTCGAAGCATCGGAGCGCCGAATCCGGGTTGAGGTTGACTACCTTGGCCCGTCCCTCGAGCATCGCCGCGCCCGCTTCGAAGGCCCTCCGGAAGATGTTCATGGCGTCCGGATTCGAGCCGTGCTGATATCCGGAGTGATAGTGCTTCTCCCCGTCCTTGCCGATCGAACAGTCGAAGCCAAGCAGGTAGATCGGGTCCGCGCCCAAACAAAGCGCTAGGTTGAGCGCCCCATAGCCGCTGTTCTGGCCGTGGAATAGACCTTCCTTGATGCTCTGCGTCCATCCGATCTCCCCGGCGCTCGGGATGGAATAGACGCCGGATGGATAGGAACCGTTCGAAAGGTCAAGCCATGCCTTCGCGCCAGCAAAAGACTCAAACGCTTGGCGGTAGTCCTCTCCGAGCTTGCCTTCCGTTATCCAGCCGAGTAGGTCCTTGTCCATCGCGAACATGACGTCCGCGAACGGGACGTCGAAATATGATTTGTTGATGGCGATGACGCGCTCGCCGCGCAGTCGGTTGAAGTCGAACCCCTTGAGCGACGGACCGCCGCCGACGATGAAGCACCGCTGGCCCTTCCATGCGCCGTCGGGGTAGTTGTCGAAGGTGAGCGCTCCCCCGATCATCTCAATTCGCTGGCGTCCGATCTTCTTCAATTCCGCCCAAGCGTTGTCGATGGGGTTTGTGGCGCGGTAGGTCCGCTTTGCCATGCTGACCTTCTGTGCCATGATCCTCGTTACCCGGGGATCGTTCGTTCGAATCATTGCGCTCATCGTTCTCTTGTGGTGAAGGGGGAGGGCCTTTCGACCCTCCCCCGGTTTTCCGTTTGTCTCGTACCCCTCAGACTCAGGCTAAGGCGATGCGGGCGATCTGGTCGGTGTCACCGATCGCGCCGCCGTAGCGCATCCACCCGGCCTGCGCCGCCGAGTTGGACAGCATGTCGTAGGACGAGTAGTACTTGAGGTCCTGCCGGATGCCGGCCATGATCTTGTTGCCGGGAAGGATGACCCAGGCGTGAGTCAGGTCCGCCAGCATCCCCGGTGCCGCCACGATCATCTTGAAGTTGAAGTTGGCCTGGTTGAGGCTGCCCGCGAACGACTGGAGCTGGATGCCCAATGCGTTTTTGACGCGCTGCTGGAGCTGGAGCGGGGTCAGAACGATGAACTGCGCGTTCTGGGGCGTCGCGTTGTAGCCCTTGGAGCCGACGGCCAGGAGGATCTGCTGGGCGGCGGCGTTCATGGTGGCGATGTCGCGCCCGGCATGATAGCCAGCCGTCCCGGAGGTCACGGCATCGGCATGAGCGGCCCAGTCGACGGCGCCGGTCGCGCCCACGGCTTCGATCAGGGCGTAGAAGACGGAGGCCTGTTTGTAATAGGCCGCGTTGCGGAACTCGATGGCCGTGTCTTCGAGGGTCCAGTACTCTTCGTCGTCGATGAGGTTCTGGTGCCAGCCGAGCGCCCCGCCGTAGTTGTCGAAGTAGACGTGCGCCCGGTCGCCCCACATCTTCTTGACTTCGAGCTTCCCGCCGACCGGGATCTTGTCGAAGGTCAGGCCGCTCGTCACGTCGGAGATGTCGAAGCCGTTGCGCTTCGAGCCGGTGAGGTCGAGGACCTTGTAGATCTGCTGCCAGCCCATGTCATAGGGCGTGGTCTGGTGGAACTTCGCCAGGATGTCCAGGACGGAAGTCGGGAAGTCCCCGGGAGTTGCGAACTCCTGGACCTTGGCGACTGCGCTCCGGTATTCCTCGGTCGAAGGTCCGGAGAGGAACTTGCCGAGGTTCTTGGCGAGCTGGTTGAGGTGGGAGGGGTCCTTGAAGTTGAACTTCTGCCAGTCTTTGATGAGTATGCTCATGTTGTCTCCGTTAGATCCCGACGAACCCAAAGAGGTCGATCAGGATCGTGGTGTCGGCGGCGCCGGCGGCTTCCAGGCAGATGCCGCAGAGGACGTTGCCGGAGGAATCGTTGCTGAAGTCCGCGGCGGCGTGGTCAAAATAGACCTTGTCGCCGGCTTCCAGGATTCCGTTAGTGGACCCGGTGCGCTTGGGGACGCGGATCTTGCAGGCGCGGTAGATGAATGCGACTTCCTCACCCGTGTCTGCGGCCGTGGCGTAGACGCCGACGGTGTCGTGGATGTAGTCGGCCTGTCCGGCGGTTACGCCGGGCGAGATGGCGGTGACGATGAACGACTCCTGCCGCGCACCGTCGACTCGAAGCATTAAGCCAGTTTCGGCCATGTGTTTTCTCCTGTGTTATTTTTTGACTTCGTCCTTGAGTGCGTCGGGCGTGAGCAAATCTTCGACGGACGTGTTATCCGCTTTCCCGGCTCCGACCCCAGCGGCCGCGGCGGCCCCGCTCCCCTTGATCCCGTAAATCTCATTGAAGGTCTTGAGATCGTCGAGCTGCGCGTCGAGGAACTTATCGAGCTCGCCCGGGAGCAATTCCTCGCTCGTCGGGCTGAACTTGGCCGCGTTCTTCTGGATGAAAGCGGACTGCTTCTCATCCAACTTGCGCTTCTCGATGGCGGGCTTGAGCGATTCGGTAGCCCGGGTCTTGAGGGTGGACCTGTTCGCCAGGTCGAGCTTGGCCTGCAGGTCTTTCTTGTCCTGCTCGAGCTTCGCTTTCTCTGCTTCGAGCTTCGCGGACTGGCGCCCCTCGAATCCTTCCTCGTTCCGACGCTTGTCTCGGATGACGTCCTGGACGCTGACGTCATCGGCGATCTCCCTCGGGCTGAAAACGTCCGAGAGGTTGAGTTTGAGGTCTCGAATGGCTTGACGGACTTCGTCTTTGGTCATCGGCTTATCTCCCTCCTTGGGGGGTTTCTCGTGGCCCGCTTCGGCGAACTCTTGCATTGAGGCAAGGAGCGTCGCCCCGGCGAACCCCGGCTTGACGATCTGGGAATTGCCAAGGGCGATCCCCGTTATTTCCTCGACGTCAACATCCACCGCCCGCGCGTTGGGGTTGACTGTTTCGGGCATATTGATATCCGCCTCGATTGACGCCACGTCGAGCGGGATATCGTGGTAGGCGGGGTAGATGTAGGCGATGGCTATCGAAGACAGCTTGCCCGCGATATCCGAGAGCGCCTTCCCCGCGACTTCGGCAATGGGCTTCCGGCCGTCGTGGTCATTCGTCTCCTGGCCGTGCAGGTGGAAGAACTTCGTCCCGATGGCGAGCTTGGAGTTGATGCCCTCGATGGCGGAGCGGGCCCAATGCTTCACGACGCGGCCCATGCCGACGACCTTGCCCGTAGACTCGCCTTCGTGCCCGATGCAGTAGGCACGGAACATGGGCTTGGCGTCTGTGGCCTTGATGCGCTTATAGGCGGACGCGCTGACGTGATCCAGAATTTCATCCGATGCCATTTCCTGGATCTGTTCGCCCGCGATACGGAATTTCATCGAAGTCTCCTACTTGGCCGTCTTGACCTTGCGCGGCTTCCTGGGCTTCGTAGGCTTGGCCGCGGCCTTTGGCGCGGGGGCGACGGGCGGGGCCACGTCGATCGGCTCATCCACCTTCACGTCGACCCTGTCGGCTCGTTTGAACCCGAGCGCCTCAAACATACTGTCGGCGACCTTGACCGGATCATCGTGCGTGGTGATCATGCGCGACGGGTCCGACGCCACCGGCTCCGGCTGCGGCGCGGCGTTCGGGATGATCGCGGTCGTAATGTGGCTGAGCTTTTGAGACTCGACCTTCGCCGGTGATTTCAGATTCCGCGTGGTTAGAATTGCCATGTCAGCTCCCTTTCTTCGTAATGTTTCCGGGATTAGACTTGTACCGGAGCGTCTGCCCGTTGAGCCCGCCTATCTTCCCCGGAGGGTTGGGCGCGTTCGGGTCGGCCGGCGCATTAGGGTCCGCGTTGGGGTCGGCGTTCGGGTCCGCTCCCGCGTCCGCCTGGCCCGCGAACTTATCCATGCTCGCCGCGTCCTCGTTCTCGAGCGCCTCGAGCTCCGCTTCCGCATCGAGCCCGGGAACCTGAGACAGAAGCGTCTTCCGCGTAATCTCCCCGCTATTCTTGAGCGGGAGCCACGTGTCAATGATCCGCTTCCATTGCTCCGCCGTTACGACGACGATATCGACCCTGATAAGCTCGGGCCGGAGCGGCGTCTTCTTCGTCTCGGCATTCCACAGTCGCATGGCCTTTTCGATGACTTCCTGATACCCGCCCCGCCAGACTTCTCTTTCCTCAACCGTCGACATGGCGATGAGGTCGAGCTGGGCCTGAGAGTCGGCGCCGAGTTTCGTGGTGAGCTCCGGCGCTCCCAGCGCATTGATGGGTACGCCCGTCGTCCCGCTGATGAGCTTCATCTTCGTCAGGATCTCCGACTCGATGGCCCGTTGCCCTTCCGCCGACGGCTGGAGGTATCCCATGACCCCGGTATGGGCGATGCCGAGCCCGATCTTGTAATTCAGCCCGTCCATGCCCTCCTGCATTTCCTTGGCCTGGGCCGCCGTCGCACATTCGACATGAAGCTTCGGGCCCGCGTAGAGGCTGTTGATCTTCCGCCAGTCCCAGAGCGCCATGTCCAGATCCTCGATCTGCGTCAGGCACTTCGCGGTGCGCGGCATGGAATCGTTGAGCATATCCAGGCGCCCGGCGAACCGCTTGAAGACGCAGTCGGCGGGGAGCAGCTTCTCGCCTCCGCCCCATTCGATGCTCTCGATTTTCAGATAATCCTTCGTGTCGGTCGTGACCGTGTAGCCGTGCGACGTCCAGGATATCCACCGCAAGCCGATGTCCGTGCCCTCGATTGCCGCGGTGTCCTTGGATGGGACCGGGAATATCTTGAGAAGCGTCTTACCTTCGATCTCGGCTTCACGCGCCAGAGACTGAGGGAGCTCATGATCCAAACTGTTGAACTTGATGAACCGATCCGCGAAGGCATAGGCCGCATCGGCGCCCGCTTTCTCGGAATCGTCCGCGTCCTTAGGGAGGACCTTGCTGACCTTGATGCCCTGTCCGACGATATAGGCGGCGCGGAGGTCGATGATGTTGCCGACCTGGAGGACGCCCCAGTCGGAGAGTCCCGTGTACTTGCGAGCCAGCTCGATGACGGCAACGCCCGCCGTCTTATAACGGTTGCCCGTGTAATTCTTTTTCTCTTCGGCCTGAACGGTGAGGATGTTGTCGACCTGTTCGACGATGAGCTCTTGCGCCTTGACGAGCTTCGTATTCGCAGCCTGCAATTCCTGAATCTGTTGGCGTCGCGTTTGTATTCTCATCTATTGCCTCAGTAAACCGGCTTCTTGGAAAACCCGATGAAGGCCGACGCCCGATGATTGAATTGCCACCATGCCAAAGCCAGCGCGACAACGCAGTCATCGTGATATCCGTCCGGGGCGTTATAGCTGACGGACCCGCTCCGGTTCATGGTGTACTCGTAGATGTCCAATTCATTCCGCTGGGTCTGGTCTGTAGTTATTCCGATCTCGCCTTTCTCGAACGCGATCATGAGGGCTTCGATAAGCTTTCCCTTTGATTCGGATGTAAATTTATAGCCCTCAACATTCAGCCCGGAATCGCGCAAGTCCTCGAAGATTGGATCGCCTATGCCCGTTGAATCGAGAAGGAGCGCCGCGTTATAGCGCGTCACCACGTCGATGATCCGCCGCTTTTGGATCGACCAATCGAGAAGATTAAAGCGGTCAATAAAAACCTGGCGGCCCTTCGCGTCGAGGATCGTCAGGACGGTAAAGTCCGTGAGTCGGGCCAGGTCCAGCCCGCCGACATACACGCCGCCCTTGATGGGATCGGCGGGGGCCGACGTTGAACAGGCCGCGATGTTGCGGAAGACACCCGCTTGGTTGTCTAGAAATTCGGCAAGGTATTCTTGATTGAACACGTCGAGCGGAAGGGACTCCCGGGCGTGTTCGATGTCTTCGGCCGATATCATGGGATTATCGGAAGTCGGAAATTTCCATGACTTAAACTCAGGTTGAAGCGGGTCTTGTCCCCGCGTATAAATTTCATAGAACCAATTCTTTCCCTTCGGCGTCGACCCGAAAAGAACCGAACCGTGAGTATCTGAGACGGACGGGCGAATGACCTCTTCCCAGACTTCGCGCTTGCATCGGGCCGCTTCGTCGACGACGACGCGCTTCAGTCCTTCGCCGCGCAGGGTCTCGGGATTATCGGCAGACTTAAAATGCTCAACCCCGCCCGTCTTGTATTCGATTCTCAATTCGGACTGAGACACGTCTTTAAAGGCCGCATCGGCTCCGCCCTTTTTGGCGGCCGCCGTCTTCCGGCGAAAGACCGCCTTGGCCTGAGCGAAGATCGGAGATATCCACCAATTCTCGCCGCCGTTGTTTATGGCCCCTTCGTCGAGCCAGTTTGATTCAGTGAGCGTCTTCCCCCAGCGCCGCCCGCAATCCATCGCCTTAAAGCGGGCCGGGTGACGCAGGACGACGGCCTGGTCGGGGCGGGGGGTGAATCCGACAACCCTCATTTCCCGTCTCCGTTGCCGTTTCCATAGTCGAAGCGGAGGACGGTGCTTACCTCTCCGGAATGAGCCACGGCCTGCTTGTCTGTCTGCTCCAACTCATTCTTCCCGAGCCAAATGAGCAGGGTTGTGTCGCCCCGGAGCGCTCGCTTGGTTTGCTCTGACTTCAACCCGAGTCGTCTCTCGGCTCTCTTTTTGGCGATAAACGCGGAATAATTATTTGCGATCGTCTTGTCGTCGACGCCGAAAATCAACGCTAATTCCCGGTTGGAAGCGTTACTGCACATGATGAGCCGGCCCATCTCTTCCAAATCGAGGCGTGCCATAAGCGGACGCCCAGCTCCGGGCTTATTCTTGCGGCCAGTCTTTTCCTGAATCATTCCGATTTCTCTGCTATTACAACGAAGACTTCCTTGTCGGGGACCTGGAGCGCGTCCATGTCCGCGACGGTTGATCCTTCGGGCCGGAACGAAACGGTGAGCGTCCCGGCCTTGTCGCCGACGGCGTCGATGGCAACGCGGATGGACTTGATGACGCCGGTGAACGCGACGCGCACGGGCTCCGCCTTCGTCTTCGGGCGGGCGGCGGGCTTCGGATTCGGCATGGGCTATTTGATAACGAGCCTCAGGATCGCACCGGCCACGAGACCGGCTATCGCTCCGATAAAGGCCATCTTGACTTTAAGAGAAGTCATCTGAATTGAGATACCACCGATGTCATCGTCCATTTTAGACAACATATTATTCATGCGCTTGAGTTCCCTCAATACCCACATCTTGCAGGAATCCCAGTTGCCATTGCTGCCCTCGTCACCATTGTTGTCTTCGCTCACAGCACCGGTCCTTGCGACTTCAGGGATTCGGCGGCTACGAGGATTCCGATCACCGCCGCGTCTTCGACCGCCTCACACGAATGGACGGTCCCGGCCGAAATCTTCAAGACATCGGCCCGCCTTAACTGGTGATGTTCGTCCGTCGTCCTGACGCTCAGTTGACCCGATACGCAAATGAGGACTTCGGTCAAGGAGTGGGCGTGGTCCTTAAAAATAGTTCCAGCGGGCATGGTAACGCGGTCGATGGCCATGTCCGCATCGTTGTAGAGGACTTGGGCTAGCTTCGCCATGCCGTTACTCCATCCGCCTTTCCCGGCTATGGTTTCGCCTCCGTGAATCAGGCATTCAAGCTGTTGGATGTTCGGGCCGTAGGACTTGTCTGGTTTATTTGGCATGGTCTACTCCGTCAGATGACCTTGAACACATGGAGGATGACGAGGACGGCCGCGCCGACGCCCGCGCCGATGACATAATGCTTGAGCCCGAGCCCGAACTGAGCCCGCTCCATGTGCTTGAGAGCATCGCCCGTCGCGCCCCATGCCGCAATCGCCTTGTCGCGTTCGCCCGCGGTGAGGGCGAGCTGTCCGGAAATGGAGGCCGTCCCGCGCTCCGCCGCATCAATGGCGGCTCGGAGATTCACGGTAACGACCGCCTCCGCCTGATACTTCGATTCGCTCGCCTCTCCATTGAGGAAGCGGTTGAGGACGCTTTCCGTCCCCGGGCGCGTGAAGGTAAAGACACCGCCCTCCGTTGGCCAGGATTGGTTCGCGCCAATGCGCGTATTGATTGCGCCTGATAAGGCATCCGGCGGGAGGGCGTGCGTCTTTGCTTTCTCCGCATCGAGGGCGGATTGAATCGCAGCCTTTGCATTTTCTGCAACAACTGCGGCGGCGAGGGCGGCTTCCTTGTCGGCCTTGGCCTTCGCGGAGGCGGTGGTGAGTGCGACGATCTGCGGCTCCGCGCTGGCCTTGTAGTCTGCGTATTCCTTGGCGAGGACTTGGGCCTTGCCTTTGTCGATCAAATACAGTTTCTTCTCATGGCCCGAGTAGATCATGAGTCCGCCCGCGAATAGCGCGAGGATTGCGATGATGGCGATGAGGACTTGGGTCGTTTTGGTC